AGGACTTCGTTTACTTTTCTACGCAAATTTAAAATTTAATATTATGTCCCAAAAAATTGAAGAACTAAAAATTGAAAAGTTTATTCCTTACTCCGGAAACACTAGGACGCACAACGAAAAACAGGTTGCGCAAATTGCTTCTAGCATTAAAGAATTTGGATTTACAAACCCAATTCTAATTGACTCAGCCAATGGAGTTATTGCCGGGCATGGCCGATTATTGGCCGCTCAGAAATTAGGCATGGAAATTTTGCCATGCATAAGGCTTGGCCATTTGAGCGATGCTCAAAGAAGGGCATATGTGATTGCGGATAACAAACTTGCTTTAAATGCAGGCTGGGATGAAGAAGCTTTGGCGGCCGAAATTGAAAGGCTGCTTGAAGATAATTTTGATTTGGATTTAACTGGATTTTCTGAAGATGAAATTAATATAAACACACCTGATTTTGATCCGGGGAATGAAGATGAACAGGGACAACTCGATGAGCTTGAACCCAAATTTGTAAAATGTCCAAGCTGCGATCATGTTTTTGACTCAAGAAATAATGAGCATAATCCATGAAAAAATCTGATTTGAAAATAGATTGGGCGACACATGAAGCGGCAAAGCATGCGTGTGTTAATTGGCATTACAGCAAATGCCTTCCAGTTGGGAAATTAGTTAAAGTTGGGGTTTGGGAACATGGCCAATATATTGGCGCGGTTATTTTTGGCCGAGGCGCATCACCATTTCTTGGCAATAAATTTGGATTGAATCAAAGTGAAGTTTGTGAGCTTGTTCGCATTGCTCTAACTAAACATCAAACGCCAGTGAGCAGAATTATGGCAATTGCTTTTAAATTCTTAAAGAGAAATTGCAAAGGCTTAAAATTAATTGTTTCTTTTGCTGATCAAAACCAAGGGCATCATGGTGGAATTTATCAAGCAACCAATTGGATTTATTCCGGGACTTCAACTGAGACAACTGAAGTTTTTATTGATGGCAGATGGGTTCACATGCGCGGAGCATTTTACAAAATGAATAAAAATACAAAAACTAGGGTTGCAAAAGGCAAACACAGGTATTTGATGCCGCTTGACAACTCAATTGTTAATAGTGTATCAAAACTTTCAAAACCTTATCCAAAGCGCGTATTAAGTGAAACCAGTGACACATCAGACATCCAGTCTGAAAAGGGCAGTGCAACTCTGACCAATACGCTCCATTAATTATGGCTCAAGAGATACCATTTGACGCTATTCGGAAACGAAACATTGCAAACATTTTGTCTAAGGTTAAAGCCGGAAAGCCTTTAACAGCAGCAGAAAAAAGGACACTTGACGATGAAGAATCAAAAGCAAATGGATTGCGTGAAAAGCGAACTATTGCCCAGATGGCAAAAGAATATCACACTTGCACCAAAACAATTAACAGATGGAAGAAAGCAAACGCTCCATTAGATAATGATGAAGCATTAAATCTTTGGGTGATAAATCAAAAGATTGTTCCAAATGAATTTATAAAATGGCAAATTAAAAAAGGATTTACTCAGATTGATAAAACAACTGATGAAGATATTGGGGAAGAATTTGAAAGCCAAGAAAAGTTGCGTGACTTCTATTTCAAAAAGTTAAGCAAAGCGGCAAAGCGAAATGATCAAAATCAAATTAAATATTGGAATGATCTGTTGCTCAAAACTGATAAAAGCTTGCGTGAACTTCAAGCGCATCAAAAAAAGCTTAACATTGAAAGCGGTGAAGCAATTGCAAGAGAAGAAGCTGAACGGATTATTCGGGCAATAATTTATGGGGGCAATGCATGCATCCGGGCGCAAATTAAAGAGATTGCCGAAGTGCTGGCTGCTGAAGATTCACCAGCTAAAATATATCAAATATTGTCTCCAGCAATCTTGGGCGGCCGGATATTTGAAGGGTTAAAGGTTTTAATTAAATCAGACAGTCAAATGAATCTTCCAATTTGGGTGGTGGAATGCTTCCAGTGCGAGGGCGAAAACTATTTGCAAGGGGTTGATTTAATTGATGAAAGTTCTTAATAAATATAAGACAGTTGAGCCAATTGAATGGTGCAAAAAAAATATTCTTTTGGATTATGGTTCATTTAATCCAGACAATCATCCATTGATTGTTGAGCCATTTCAGTCACTGGTAAATGCAAGGGGAAAAACAATTGGATTAATTGGCTCAGTGCAGCACATTAAAACTCTTTTATCTCAGTTGTGGCATCTTTACGCTTTGCAAATTGAGCCGGGACGGGCGGCAATGTATGACTTGACCGAGGCTGCACTGAAAGAATTTTCAGATGATAAATTTACACCATTAATTGATTCAACTGAATCAGTTTTAGGCTTAATCCCAAAACAAGCATACAGGCGCACTAAGTTTTTTACTTCAAGTGATTTTGGTGCAATCCGATTGTTGTCTGCAAATGTCTTGGCTGCTAGAAATTCAAAGACACTTGAGCGAATTACTTGTGATGAAGCTTGGGCTTATAAGGATAATTGGCTTGACCAGATCAAAGACCGGATGAGTTCTTATTCTTGGAGTAGTCAAATGTTTCTGCCAACTTCCGGGCAAACTAAAGGAAGTGAACTTGATGAGATGTGGGAAAGATCAACTCAAAAGACTTGGCACATTAAGTGTGATTGTTGCGGTGAGTTGATTCCATATATCTGGCGGCAACCTGCAATTGGTGATGAAGTCCCAGTTGGTGGAATGAGATGGGCAGCAAAAAAAGATTATTTAAAAGAAGATGGAAGGATTGATTTTGTTTTGCTGGCCGCTTCTGTTTATTATGAATGTCAATTGTGTGGCGGAAAACTTAGCTCAGACATTGGGAAGCAGAAAGCGCGAAACTTGTCTGGCAAATATATTTCTTTGAATCCGGATGGGGATGAAAATATTGACTTTTTTAATTACAACGCAATGGCGCATGTTCCTTGGCCAAAGTTAGTTGAGCAATTTAAACTTTCACAAGTTGACCGGGAACGGGGCAATCTTGATTCTTTAGAGAATTTTATACGCAAGCGGCTTGCAGAAAGTTGGGCGGTTAATGATTATATGTCTGCCGATGTTCAAACCAATGCAATGGGTGGGTATGAGTTAAATGAAGTTTGGGATGCAGCCGGGCAATTTATCTTCTGCACTGTGGACGTTCAAAAAGATCATTACTATTATTTAATCCGGTCTTGGGCAATTGTTGATGGCACTTTGCGGTCAAGGCTTTTGGATTGTCGCAAAGTAATAACAACGGCAGAAATCCGGGAAGCTTGCGACAAATGGAAAATCCCACAACATCAACTTGGAAGCGGCGGAGCTTGCCGGGTCTTTTTAGATGGCAATTACAATACAAACCAAGTGCATCGGATTGCTTTGGAAAATGGATGGATGGTTTTCCGTGGTGATGCGTCAAAGGATTATATGAACCAAGATGGATTCCGGCGCATTTACTCAGACTTAAAACCCGTTGATGCTTATGACGGCACAGCAATGAGCAGAGGCGCAAGGGTTGGGCAGTTTTTCTTTTCAAAGCAATCAGCAAAGAATCGACTTAGCTTAATGCGGTCGCTAAAAGATCATCGGGGCAATCCGATTTGGACTTATGCCGACAATGCTGGGCAGATGTATGAACGGCAAATCAATGCTTGGGTAAAGATCGCAAAGGAAAGGCCAGATGGCTCAGTTTATTATGATTGGATTAATCGGGACAAAAACAATGATCACTTTTATGACTGCGAAGCAATGCAGATGGTTTGCGCGGCAATGTGCAAATCACTTGGAACTGAAATCATTAACCCGGCAGAAGATTAAACCGCTTTTTCCGCATTAATAAAAGCGGTTTAAATTCTGCACTTTGCTTGAGATTGTATTGACACACTGGTTTCTTTAATTAGTTTTAGGTTATGAAATTAACAAAGAACACCAACCAAAAGATTCGCACTTACTGCGAAGGCATTCTAGATCAGCTTGAATTAGTAAAATGCGAATGCACTTGGAAAGAACTTTTTCTTAAACTCGAAAAATGCCGCACAATGCAATTGAGTAAAAGCGAATCAATCGATTCACTTTGCTCCGGAGATTTTTGCATTACTAAATATGAATACTCAATTCGTATTTCACATTTTAACCATAGGTTTAATTTATGAATCAATTAAATCCACACACCTGCAAAACAAAAGCACATCAAGATTTCAGCTTGGCTTTTCGCTTTAAAAAATCAGATGGGGAATATGTGCTTGTGCCACAATACGTTTCAGAATGTTTTACCAAATATGAAACAGCATTTGGCAATTACTCATTTCAATCATTAACTTACCAAAGGGATGATTTTGGATGGTCAATTGAATTGGCGGTTTCAAAGCATTGTGGCGAATCGGTCAAATATGCTGGAGAGTTTGGCGGCATAATTAAAACCGAAGGGCTGCAAGTTTTGGGCATGAGCTAAATTCCATTAAAGTGAAAGGGGCGTGAAAAGCATAATGTTTTCACGCTCCATTTTTGTGCCAAATTCTCTGCGTTGACAATTTGCTTTTTTCTTATCATAAAAAAGGCACATGAGAAGCCTTCTTTTTGTAATATGGATTAAAGCATCAAAAGATGCAGCCACTGCTTTGGCTATTATTGAAACCCTAGCAGTTGGTGAATTTGATACTCAGTCACGCGGCGGGGCAAGGATTGTCTCAGCTAATGTTGCTGGCAAGCAATTCCAATATGAGTTGCCTCCGGGTTGGAGCGCATCGGATTTTATTGAGCAACTGAGGTTGCTTTACAAAGTCGTCACAACTGGCGGCGCATCGGGTGGTCAAATGACGGATTCTGAGATGAATGAATACGTTGTGGATGCCGCAAACCAAGTCACTAATGTTAGCAAAGCCCGATTTGCTGACAAAGCTGGAAGCAGACACATCTAGGAAATGGCAACGAAACCAATTAAATTACTTCCAAGATTAAAAAAGATCACTTCCGGAGTGGCTTCATTTTGGGGCAGAGGCGGCAGCAATGAGTTTTATCCGGGCGGCGCGGATGATCAACGCAGGTTTGGCCGTGGCAAGTTGGCACGCGACATTGCAGAATTGATGGTGGAAAACCGCCAGAAAATGCTGCTTGGTGATTCGCGTTACATTTATCAATCTTTTTCAACTGTATCTGGCGCAGTAAAGCAAAAAGCCAACTATGTTTATGGCAACGCATGGCGGCTGCAATCATACAGCGCAAACACTGAATTTGCTTTGGCCGTGGAAAAAGATTTTGTCCAAATTGATCGGTTGCTCGACACAAGGGGAACAAGTTTTTCATTTAGGAAATCAGCATGGCTTGGTTCAAAGACCATTGATGTTGATGGTGACTATTTCATAATATTGACGGAAAACGCTGACACTGGTTTTCCAAAGCTGCAATACTTGGAAGCGCATCGGGTTGGCTCATTTGGGCTTCATGGCGGTCATACAGTTAAAGAAGGCAGGCACAAGGGGCGCAGAATATTTGCGGGCGTGATTGTAAATGATTATATGCAACCCGTTGCATATCGAGTGCAGGACGAATCACACAAAGATGGATTCCGTGATGTAAATGCAAACAGCATGATTCACGTTTCTGATTTTGAGTGGTTTAGCCAAAGCCGGGGGCAGCCAACAGTTGCGGCCGCTATTCTTGACTGGTATGACTTAGCAGAAACAAGGGATGCAGAAAAGATTGCCGAGAAAGTAAACAGTGCTTTGACCTTGGTGGAATCAAATGAAGCTGGACGGGCAGACATGGGCAATTCCATTGTTAATCCGCAACCCGGCAGCGATGGTAGAATGCAAACGCAATTGATGGATTCCGGGCTAATCCGATACATTAAAAACGGCGGCAGCTTAAAAGCGCATCAAAGTAATAGACCTTCTGACCAATGGCTAAATTTCACAAAGCTGGTTGAATCTTCGGCATTTTATGCAATGGGATGGCGGCGGGAAATGCTTGATTCATCTGCCATTGGCGGTGCTGGGGTTCGCGGATTCGCGGCTGACATTAACAAAAGCATTTCAGCAAGGCGGGAAACAATCGAAGCCGGGATGAAGCGGGCGGCAATGTATGTAATTGCTAAAAGAGCAAAGCAGGGCGTTTATGGCGAATTGCCGGATGACTGGTGGAAGATCGGATTCACTAAGCCAGCACAATTTACAGTTGATGAAGGCCGGATGAGGGCGGCAGATATCAGTGATTTACGGGCAGGTTTAACAACCGAAGATCATATTGTTGAAGCGCGGGGCATGGATTATGAAGAACTTCTGCGCAAGCGGGCATCAAATCTTGTCTTGAAAAAACAAATTGCCGAGGAAAACGGATTGAATCCACAAGAACTAGGCACAACGGGAATGCCCGGAGATCAAGTTGATTTGGTTGAAGAAGAAACAGGACAAATTGAAGATGGTAAAGAAATAGAAGCAAAAAGCGAATTGGATTTTTTGACTTTAAAAGCCAAATTTGATTCCTATGGCGTTGCAGTGCGGGCGGGTTCTATTACTCCACAACAAAGCGATGAGGAATCATTCAGAAAAGAAGCTGGTTTGCCAGATATTGGAAAAGCGGTTTCTGAAGCTTGGCAACAAGATGGTGGGTATCGCAGGCCAATTACTTTGAAATCTGGCAGTGAGTCAGAAGCCGAAATTGAAATTTCAGAAAATCAAACCGAGGAAACTCAAACAGAAGATAATCCAACAGAGGAAAATAACTAATGAAACAATCAACCAATACATGGTATGCAATGGAACAAAAAATTGACGCAGAAGGAAATGAATCTTCTAAGGCGGAAATCTTTATTTATGACGAAATCGGTGGCTATGAAGTCAACGCCAACACTTTCATTGGACAATTGGAAGCACTTGAAGGAATCGAGCAAATCGATTTGCGCATCAGTTCGCCGGGCGGCTCAATAGTTGAAGGCAATGTAATTTTCAACGCCATCAAACGCCATCCTGCAAACGTAACAGTTTACATTGACGGCATGGCTGCAAGCATGGCTTCCGTTATTGCAATGGCCGGGGATGAAGTTCTCATGGCAGATAATGCTTTGCTTATGATTCACAACCCTTGGACTGTATCAATTGGCGACAGTGAGCAACTGCGCAAAGATGCTGATTTGATGGATAAAATGAAGTCTGCAATCATTAACGCTTACAGCCGGAGCAATTACAGCACTGAAGAACTGGAAGAATTAATGGATTCCACAACATGGTTTACTGCTGATGAAGCATTTGAAGCCGGGTTTATTGATGGCACTGTTGAAGGCTTACAGGCAGCAGCAACCCTTTCCGAAATGGAAACAATTGCAAAACAGGCTGGCGCAACACTTCCAGTTGAAAAGATTGTTTCAAGCATTGTTGCTAAAAATGATGCAAAAGTTGCTTTGCTTGAAAATCAAATTCAAGGTCTTGAAACTGCGGTTGATGAATATTCAACCGAAATTGAAGAATTGCAAAATTCTGCAAAAGACTTTATTACTCAAAAGGAAATAATGGAAACGAATCACAAATCAGAGCTTGAAGCATCACAAGAAATTACAGCGCAAGCTGTATCTTGCGCTGCGGCTGAGTTGATGGCATTGCAAACCCAAGAGGCAATTGCAGAATCATCAAACGAAACCGAAACAAAAGTTGATGCAGAATCATTCTGGGCTAACTACAAAGCGGTTGGAAAAGCTGAAGGGCTTGAAGCAAAAAACAAGTGGTTCAAAGAAAATAAACATTTAATTCAAAAATAATTTCACACCAAGTGATCTAACAACAAAACAAAACAAAAAAACAAAATGGCTAATACAATAAATGGAGCGAATCTCGCCGAAATTGCACAAGAAAGCTTGGCAGGACTAAGTGATCTTTTTGCGCCTCTGAGCGCACTTACAACAGACTTTTCCTCAAGCGTTCAAGATGCTGGGGAAAGTGTCACAACTCGATATCCGGTGCAACCAGTTGCATCGAGCATGGCTGCTGGCATCAAGTCTGCATCGCAAGATGTCACAACAACTTCTGCAACAGTTTCACTTTCTGAGCATTATGGCTTCACTTATGGCTTCACTGATGTTGAGCGCAGCAAGTCGAGCATTAATCTGAATGCACTTTTCATTGAGCCAGCACTCCAAGCACTTGGGAAAAAGGTTTTCAGTGACGTTTGGGATTTAATCACTGCGGCAAACTTTGCAACTTCTTCGACTGTTACTGTCGCAAATTTTGATCGCGATACTCTTGCTGATCTTAATGCGTCTTTGACATCCGACAAGCAAGCAGGACAAACAGGCCGTTCGGTTTTCATGAATCCTGCTTATTATGCATCGCTTGTGAAGACTCTGAACAGTGCAGAAATTCCGGGCATCACTGAAGAAAAGCGTGAAGCAATTGTCCCACGCGTTGCCAAGTTTGATTGCTATGAAACAAACCTTGCTGATGCCAATGCAGAAAATCTTGCTGCATTTGCATTCCAGCGCAATTCGTTGCTAATGGCTGGCCGTTCGGTTGACACTACAATGGCAGAAGATGCTGGCATTGAAGTTGAAAACGTTGTTATTCCGGGTCTTGGGCTTCCAGTTCAGTTCCGTCGATTC